TTATTTTGGCGCATTATTGACATTGAAAAAAGTTTTGTACCGCAGTCACCTGTACACTGAACGCTTTTTTCAATGTCAATAATGCGCCAAAATAAAAAGGAGACGTTCTTCGCGTCTCCTCACTACTGTTTAGCCGTACCACAGAACAGTCTCAGTTACATTGCCAGTGCCACTGATAGTGCCCTGATTGTTTGTTACGATACCGGCAACGATATCAGTCTGCGTCATTGCCGCACCGTTCCAGAACAGGTAACAGCAGTGCCCAGCAGTGTCACAAGCAAACATCATAACAGATGCCGCAGTAATGCCAACATTTGCAAGACTAGCCACCACTTTCTTTGCGTTGTCCTCGGTAAACCTGCCACAACCAGAAGCGTTGGTGAGCGGTGCGATTTCTGCCGGATACGAGTTAGTACCATACCGGCCAATAACAGTGCTCTTAGCGTTCTTGGTATTCACAAGAAGATTTACACTGTTGTTACCTTCGTTTACGCCGGTGATAGATACGGCACAGTTTGCATTAGCGGAACTAAAGGTTACACCGATTAGTTCACTGACACCCGTAAATGCCTGAACGAAGTTAAGGCCATTCACCACTACGCTGTTTACTGACGGCCCGATATTCATAAAGTAGTTGGTACTGTCGCAAGTAAAGTTTGAAATAAGGCAGTTATCACCGCCAATAAGGATTCCGAAGCTATCTGCATAATAGTCCTTGGACGTTCTCCATGTGGTGCAGTCAGTGATGATATGATTTGCGCCGCACTGAAAACCAAGTTTGCAGTTAATAACGCTCACCTTATCCCACTCTTCGTCATTGCCGGGTGCATAGACACCAATGCTATTATCGGAGTTGTTGCCAATAATAGTTAAGTTCTCGCCAGTGAAGTAAGCTCCGGTTTCTGCACCGCTGTCTTTGCAGTGGATGCCGTGCGTGGTGAACCCGAAGATGCTCATGCCAGTCACGGAAGAGCGGTGATAGTTAGTAGCCTTAATGCCATACTTAGCTTTGCCGTTGCCATCAATTTGGCCACCCTTAATGCTGAAATGAACATAGCTTGACAATGCAGTAGGGCCAGCTGGCACGTTGGTGTTGTCAATGGAAATAACACTTTCCATTTCAGCAGTCGCTTTAATAATTGCGTTATTAGCCGCATAGACGCATACATTATTAGTGATGCTGAGCGTGGACTTGATGTTATAAGTGCCAGCCTTAATAACAACAATGCCCTTATTGCTGTTTAATGCGGCCTGAACAGCGGCAGTATCATCAGCAATGCCGTCACCGATAGCGCCGTATTGCTGGGGAGTTGCGATATCAGAATCCTTTGCTTCTGTAAGCTCAAACGGTTCGGCATAAAGAGCGTTTTGAAGCGCTATAGCTTTCGCACTAGTAGTAGCGACAGCTTTATAGAAACTGCCTTTCTTGTCGTTTACTTCATTATAGCCGCACGTCATAAGAGTGTCATTGAGCTGAACTCGTTTGTCTGCGGTCATGTCATCTTTGGTATTGTAGGTGTACAAAGTTTTTCCGATAAGGTCGTTTACAGTGGCAGCGTATTCCCGAACTTCCTGTTCATATTGTTCCACGTTCTCGTTGTACTGCGTGACCTGAGCATTCCAGTCTGCGCTTTTAACCCAGAACTCAGTATTGGTAATCTCAGTGTTTGCCGGAACAGTCTTGCGACTGACATAGCTCTGTTCATTGGTATAGACCACGCTCAGAGCGGCGTATTCGTTAGTCTTATCCCAAGCGCCCATGAACTTAGGAGCATAACGAGCACCAATATACTTCTTAATAGCCATATTAGAAGCCCCTTTCATTAAATAAACTGTCCGCCCATTGAACCAGAACACCCGGTTCACCCTCCCGATAGGATTGAAGAGTGCCTATCACACGTTAAAGTTACTGTACGACTTCCGGCTCCCACAGCAAAGCAAGTTTGCCATAGTCCTCAGAATCAGGGTTCATGTCTGTGTCAAAGTCAATGAAGTCCCAAGTATCAGGAATCCAAGCAATAAAGTAGCCGTTCTCGTCAACCTCGAACCATACATACTTTACAATCTTGGAAACCATCACCTGTAAGTTGTTGTCAATCCATATTGCAAGAGCCTGCACATAAGTTTCGATATAGTCGCCGTTAATGAGTTTCTGAATCTCATTGTAGCACTCCTGTACGGTGTTGTTAAGCTGTTCAATTTTTGCATTGATATCAGCTCTAAATGCTTCGTTCTCAGTGTTTACTTTGTTTTCAAAGTCGTCCAGTTGTTTCTGAAATTTTTCTTCTATCTGGTCGATTTGAGAGTAGAAGGTGATAATCTCATTGAACTGTTTCACAGCGCTGTTGTAGGTTTCCACAACTCGTGCCAGAATCTCATAGTCGCTAGAACCCGGAAGGAAAGTATTCAGGTCAAACTTACCCGGAATAGGAAGGAAGGGCAACGGAGTAAGAGTAGTAAGCGGCATAGTGACACCCCCTTTACAGATGGAAGTAGTCGAGCACCCACCGAAGCAGGGCGCTCAAGAATTTAGCCCACGAGACTAAATCCATAATTATCACCCCTTTCAGGGCAGAGCAATCCAGCCCTCGATGTGGTACTCCTGAGAAGCGGCGGTAGCGGCACCCAGAGAAATGGTGATATCGTGGATACCGTCAACGGAACTGACAGTATCCTTCACCTTGGCGGCGGCAGTTGCGGCATAGTCGGAACTGGTGTTGTACCAATTCAGTTCAGCGTGCTTGCCAACATTGGGCAGGTTTACACGCAGGACGGGGCTGTTCGCTTCGACAGCATCAGACGCAGTGAACACAGCATTGACGTGCAGGGCATCGTTCAGCAGGTAGGAAACATCTTCATTGATTTTGATTTTGGCATCAGCGGCCTGAATGAAGTTGACCATAGTTTTACTCCTTTATAAAATTCCCATGAAGCAATCTTTCAAACTCTCGATAACCTCTAAATCCAGATTGCGTACAGATTCAGAGTATTCTTTGAACAGTTCTGCGTAAGACTTGTTATTCAAGCCAGATACAGTTCTGTTCCGGTTGTCATTGTGCTGTCTGTCTGCTGTGGTCTGTTCATCGAATGTGGTTGTTTCTTTACTGTTATAAGTGGTGGTGTCGGTACTGTTGCTGTTTCCTGTGTTTGTTCCGTTATTTTTATTCTTGGTAGCAGAGGAAGCGTAAGTGTTATTTGCGATATAACTCTCGATGTTCAGCATAGCACCAGGTGTATCAGAGCCGACAACGAGCGTGTAATCGTTGTGGGAATCGTTGTGCATACTGCTATTGTTGGTTGTATCAATGCCAGACCTTGCAAGTACGTCAGTACCGGTTTTAGTGCCGTTATCCGAACTAGTGCCGTCAGCCTTGATAACCTCAGTAAGTGTGCCGCCTGTGTAGAACTGCCACTTCTCTGCCATAGCGTCATACAGCATATTGAAGTAAGGCATTTTCTCGTTCAACGAATTGTTCAAGAAAAACTTGAACCGGTCAGGTGGCAGACAGCAGATTTCATTGAAATAGTAGTGGTTAATGATTTTCTGGTTCAGTGCTTCTCTCCACGCCTGCATATCACCAGCAGACTTGAGGAAAGACGGAAGTGGGTAATCTCTCATACCGATATCGAACCCGTCAAGAGTGAGCAGTTTGCCAAGTTCGATTGTATATGTTGCCATTATTCCTCACCCCCGTTATCATCTCCACCACGAGCACGAACATAGGAAATAGTGCTGGCGTTCTTGCTGTACTTATCGCCGTCAGTAATGTAAGGCGCATTTGCCAGACGGACAGATACGTTCAGGTCGAACATATCATTGATAAGTTTACAAGCGTGTTTACGCTGAGACAGACCAATGTTAGCAAGTGCATTTGCTTGCTGGTCAAACTGTTCCACCTCGTCAGTAACACGGCGTTCTCGTTTGAAATCTGCCATGCCGATACCAAGGAAAGACAGGTACTCGTTGTACTTAGTAATCTTGATATCCTGCAGCTGTCCAGCCACAAACGGTGCGTCAGTTCGAAGAACCATGAAACTGTTAGGGTCGAATGTCCCCTTCATTCCGTAGATAACGGGGGTGTTGCCAGTGTACTTTTGATATACAGCCTGTGCGGTCTGTTTCTGCTTGGTGTCAGTAAGAATCAGGACAGGAGTTTTCTGAGCGCCGATGTTGACTTTGATAGTCTGGTCGATATCGTACAAGTCCCGTGTGTAACGTATAGTAGTAAGGAAAGTTGGGTACATATCGGGGGTGTTTCTGATAAGTACACAGTCCTTCATATCGTATTCGGGGAACGTTTCCACATGGCTGATAGGTCTGATATACATAGGCTCATTGTAAAAGTTGATTCCACGAAGTGCACCATTCAGGCACATATAGCCACGGGTTGCATGGTTGAAGAAAACAGCTTTACCGTAGGTGAACAGGCAATATTCAAGATATCGTTCATTCACACTGTCTGGTAGTCCTTCCCACTTAAACATTGTGCAAGCCAGAGATTTAAGGCGATAGTAGTAGTCAGCGTAAGCGGCGTGGGATGCTTCTTTGTCTGCGAGTTCGTTATCGTAATTGTACATTTGAATCACCTCTTAACTGAATATAGAGTTGATAAGCCAGGTAACACCAGCAGTGGCGAGAGCGCCGACAACATAGCCGACAGGGCCAGCAATAACAGCACCTATTTGCCCGCCTATCTGTGAACCAGCGATATTAATTGCAAGATTAGTTAAACCAGTAACAACCCAATTAGATACGACCGGGACAAGATACTTTTGGACAACTGTGGTAGCAACTGTGGATACAACCTGAACCAGAACATTTTTAGCCGCTTGCTCAATAGATATATCGCCCTTCATAACGCCGCCAATTGACTGGCACATAGTGTTGATGATGCCGGGCACTAAGTCTGCGGCAATCTGGTTAAGCTCCGTGCTTTGTGAATGAGAACCAATGTAGGAAGTAATTGCATTTGCTAGTGCATGGGAACCAAGTTCACAAACATAGTCGATTGATTGTCTTTTTGTGACTTCTAAGAATTGACCGGCGGCTAGTTTTACATCACCTGTTGTGAGTGCAGTAGTAACGGCTTGCCAGCCGTCTGCAACAATAGTGTCAACATAAGAATCAAGTAGATTCAGAGTATGCACGCCTAGTTCAGAGTTACGGTCAATCTTAGTAACGTCTACAATCCAGTCTTTCAGTTGTGTTTTTGCTTGGTTAATCTCGTTCTGTGCGGCTTGTTGCCCAACGGAGATTGCATATTGGAGAAGGTTGTTGATTTTGTTCTCAACGTACCAGATGGAATTGTTTACAACGTCAGAGCAGAACTTGTTAAGAACTCCGCTGAAATCACCAGTAGTGAGAATATCAGTAGCATATCCAGCGGCATTTGCTTTGATACCGTCCAACTGTGCTTTAACGTAGTCTTTAATAAGTTTTGCCAATTCGCTGGAAGGGTCAACATTTTTTGCTGTAATGATTCTGTCAGCGATGCCGTTTACAGTTTCATTAAACTGAGATTCAGTAACAGTGCCATCCTCAGATGCCGCACCCTGTATTACTTTGATATCAGCATCCGTAACGTAAGGACTTTTGTGCATTTCAACTTGGCTGTAATGGTTGTCCGTATAAGGTATGCCGGGAAAGTCTTTTATATCGTTAGGATTTACACTGAAAGTGTGGCTCACTTTGCCACCATCAAAGTTAGTGTAGTCTGTGCGAGTTGCAGAAGTAAAGTAAATCTGGAAGTGAAGGTGAGCGCCAGTAGATGTGCCAGTGTTGCCACAAGTGCCCACTTGGTCACCTTGAGAAACCTTTGTTCCGACAGAAGGGCCAAGTTTTTCCATGTGGGCATAGCGTGTATAGTAACAGTTTCCCTCTGCATCTTTTGTATCATCGTGTCGAATAAGAACAGTATATCCCCAAGACGTAGAAGAGTAGCTTTGTACAACTGTGCCAGCTTTAACTGCGTAAATTGGTTTTCCTGTAATCTGACCAGCGGTTCCTGTTGTTAGGTCAATTGCAGTGTGTTTTTGGCTATATCCCTGACTGCAATACCACAGTCCAACACCTAGCGGATGAAACCACTCATTGGTGCTGTAAAAACCAGTAACGTTATTTTGTGCATTACTGCCACCAGTTCCGGGCGAACCAGCAGTCACTTTGATTGTTATATAGTCGTGATTATTAGCAACAAAGTTATTGGAAGTCAGCCAAGGGTTCAGCTGTAATAGCGTTTGGACAGGTACGCCGCACATTGTTGAAATTTGCTGAATATCGTCCATCCATGAACCAGTATACTGCACTTTTAAGGTAGCGTATACAGCATTGCTGGCAGTTGACGCAGTTTTGAATTCTTTTAGCGTTTCTGCCGCTGAGTTTGCCATATAATCACCACCTTACACAATAGCATTGTTTTGTCCGAAGTTTCCGTATGTTGCTGTGTAAACCCAGAAGAATATGCCGTTGTTGAATGCCCGTTTGATAATGTTCATATCATCGTCAGGGAAATTGCCGCTGGCGTTCAAGCCATTGGTTTTGATGTAAGTCCAGCTGGCTCTAGCATGAAGATTTATTGCTCTGTACTCGCTCTGTTTGTAGCCGTAGACGGTAAGGAACTTGTCACAGCGTTCAACAATGTCTTTTGGAAGAACTTTGTATCCATACGAGAACACAGTCTTGCCAGTAGCAATGTAACCATTAGAAGCACTCATACCGCCTGTTGCAGGAGCGTTGTAGTTTTCGGAGATAGCGGCAAGGTCTTGCGTAATCTCGTCAATACCTGAAAACTGAATTGCGGCTTTGGTTGCATTTGATATCACGTTGCTGGCATTGCTGGTGACATTCTGAATTGACTGATTAACTCTACCGGTGACTGCTGTAATAGGGTTCATTGTATCAATAACGCTTCCGGCAAGCCCAGCGATTGAACCAACTGAACCAACAACGGCCTGAGCAGTGTTTCCAACTCTGACGTTCTTTTGCCGTTCGATATAGATAGCGTTACTTCCGCTGTGCAAGTTGTAATCATTTTTGTATTGGTTGTAGCTCCACCCGCTTTCCGGGATGGAAGCGAACATGGAGATAGTAGAAATAGCGCCGTCACTGTAATTCTCAACGAATGCGCTAATAGTTCCGCTTGTCTGGTCTGCTGACAGTTTAATGTTGACTTTGTTATCAGAGATAAATACTGGGTTAAAATCAGTCTCCTGTCCATACATGCTCATAAAGCAAGTAATGAATGCAGACGAAAGCATTTTCTTGTTCTTCGGTGTGTAGCCAGAAATTGAACTGGGATACTTGGCAAAGGAAATAGTCATAGGGCCGTTCTTTAGCTTGTAAGGGTACTGTTGCAGTTTGATAACAGCAGTTGCAGTTCCGTTCTTAACATAGCTGTCCAAAATAGAGCCTACGCCCGGGTTATCAATGTGGAAATCGACAAGGTTTTGTCCACCGGAGTAAATACCAGAGTTCACAGAACCGGTTTTCGATTCTCCTGCATAAGTGGAAGTAGCGAACAGTGCAATTCCATCTGGTGCAAGGTCTGTAGAACCGGCAACCTGATAGCCACCCGGATTCCCAACACTGAAATCCTCAGGCACAATGTTGTCTCCGGCAACATCAGTATCACTGTGGCATCTGTCAACGTAGCTGTCGTAGTAAGTGATATCGAAGAACCAAGTCTGAATAACGTCTGTGCTGACGTACAGCCTGACAGAACTGTTACTTGCCCATTCGATTCTATCAATAAAAGCATAGAACCATTTATTGGTAAAGTTGTTGTTCTGGTACATGATGTAGTTGCAGTTATACAGCAAGTCCACTTCGCCGTCCACAACAATCGTGTTATTCTTTTTAATGTACTGGAAGTTCTCGTAGGTCTTAATCGTTTTGCCTAAGAAATAGGCAGTTTGTGTTTCTCGATTAGGAAACCAAAGTGTGTTTCTGTAATCACTCTCTAGTGGAGTGCTGAGTAGCCTTAAAGCGGTTGTTGGTGTAAACATAATTTGTACCTCTCTTGCCCCTGTCCCGCCCTCACTGGTCTAAAGCTCAAACCAGCTACCATAAGAGAGAAAATTATGGAGCAGTTACGTTATGAAGATTACTCTTCGGTGAATGCCCACGCATTAGCAAACGGACTGCAAGCCATAGTCTCCCAGTGATGCAGGAAGTAGGTGCGGCTCAGAGTGCTTGCATTGTACGGGGTTTCGGCCATCTGGAAGCGGTTGTCGTGGGTGCGCAGGAAGGTGTTGTCTGCGATGATTGCCAGCGTCTTAGCGGCATCACCGGTATCACCAAAGCTGTCAACCATCACCTGACGGCCAAGGAAGTCAGCCTTGCTCATGTTGAACGCCTTAGCCAGAACCTCAACGTCAGTAAAGGCGGCAACGTCAGCACGAACCAGAACGCTGATACGGTCAGGAGAAGTCCAAGTAGTCAGGGGAGTTGCGTTTGCAATGCCCTGAGCGGTAGCCATCTTCTGATAGCAGTTGTACTTGGTAGAAGGGAACTGGAACTGAAGATACTTGGCACGCAGGTCAGTGACAAGGGTTTCAGCAAAGGCCCGGTGGTCAGTACTAGCATTCAGAGTGGTTTTGTTGATGTTGCCATCGTTGATAGCCTGACCAACGACACCCTTCATCAGCTTAAACTCGTCGATGTTGTCACCACTGGTCAGGGTGTTCAGAATCATCGAGACGAAGTTGTTGAAGGTATCGGCATTGGTGAAAGCGCCAGCCAGCACTGCGTCATAGACAGTAACCTTGTACTTGTCCTGCCGGTTGCGGCGGTAGTACACGGTCTTAACGTCAGGAGAAGCAGGGGACAGAACGTCACTCATTGCAGAGCTGTCGTAGGGAGTAGCAACAGCAGGGTTTGCAATGCTGTCCTGCACGTCAGTGCCGTAGGGGATATCAACGCCCTTGAAAATACGAAGGGGGTTGTCATAGGTCATGTTGTGCGCTTCCTGAAACAGAATGCGGTTCACCAGGCCGTTGATGAACTCATTCATAAAGGGAGTGTACTGCATGATAGCGCCACCGGTTGCCTGCAAAGTGGCATTGGTAGCAAGGGGGATGTTATCTTTCAGAGTGGAACTAGTCTCAATGACTGCGTTCACAATGTCGATAGCAGTTGCCATAGTTTATCACTATCCTTTCTAAAATGTTTAACATAACTCGCTTCCGCTCGTGCGGAGATGAATTATGGTTTGGGAAAGATTTGCTTCGCAAATCAGCCCTTGAGGTTAAGTCTGCCATCGGTAAACAAGCGGTTGATGGGGTCTTTGTCCTCTTCCGGGCGAACAGGATTTTTGAGCTGTTCTTCCGGCACAGTAACACGAAGGAAAAGATTCATGTTGTCCTCTTTCAACTTCGCATTCTTTGCGGTAAGGTCATCAACGCTACGAAGGGCAGTTGCTTTTGCGGCAACCTCTTCACTGAAACCAGTGGTCAGTTCTGCCAAGATATTGGTAACTTCTCCTTGGTCTGCGTTATCGCCCATGTGCTTGAGAAGCTCCTGTGTCTTGGCATTGAAATCGGCAAGCTCCATAATTTGCTCCTTTCAAGTCTTTAAGTGTGAGGGTGACAGTAGAACTGTCTGCTGGCAAACCAGCAACGTTATTTTTGTGTTCGGCAGTCCCATCGTGACTTTCCCTCTCTTACATCCACATGGACAAAGGTGTCATAAATGCCAAGTCCAAGCGAATTAGGGTATTTAGAATTGAGCCACGAGTACAGCTTTAGCGACGAAACACCAGAGATATAAATGTCTGCGGCATTACCAAACATGTGCTGTGATTTAGGACTGGAATTTTTGAGTGAACTGTTGTAAGCTACTGTGCGATATGCTGAGTTGATAATAAGGGGTTTGTTGTAGTGGTTACGGATAATTTCAAGAAGTTCAAGAAGTGCTTTGTTTAGCACAATGACACGGGATAAGTCAGAACAGCGAAACTCGTGTGCTTTGAAATGAGGTGACAACTGTTCATCAGGGTTGATGGTGTAGTCGAAAATATAATATGATTTAGTGTTCAATGTTCTCGCCCTCTTCTTTATTCAGTGCAGACAGGAACGGAGCAACCAGTTTAACCAAGTCGGGGTTAATCTGCCCCAGATTTTCGAGAATGGAAATAGCTTCCGTGACGATAATCAAAGTGCAGATAGTTGCGGCGGCAGGGAAATTGAAACCCATGTCCACATAGTCCATAGCATAATCAGCAAGATAGCCGAACGCAATGAACAGGATAAAACTGGCTTTCTTGTAAATTCCTTCCCTTGCCTTTGTGGAGTTCAACTCTTTGTTTTTGACAGCTTTCAACACTCCGGTGAAAACGTCAATTACCATAAAGGCCAAAGCAAGTTTTACTTCCACTGGAACGGAATAGACGGTACTCATAAGCTCACCCCCCTTTCCGGTCTAGCTTCTATAATTATTATACCATAGGTAGTTGAAAAATGGAAGTAGGTATGATATAATTATTTTAGAGAGAAAATGTTCCATGTGGAACAAATAGGAATGATTCCTAAAAAGGAGCTGAGACAATGGGTGACTTCTATGATGGTACAAAACTACTGTCGTTGATGGACACAAACGGCAACAAGCCAGAGATTTATATGTGTACCACAAACCGCTCTGGCGGTAAAACTACTTGGTTCAACCGGTATTGCGTCAAGCGGTTTATCAACTACAAAGAGAAGTTCATGTTGCTGTACAGGTTCAATTATGAACTTGACGGGTGCGCTGATAAATTCTTTAAGGATATCGGTGTTCTGTTCTATCAGGGACACGCAATGACTTCTCAGCGCAGGGCCGCTGGCATTTACCATGAACTGTTCCTTGACGGTGTTCCCTGTGGATATGCTGTAAGTATCAATGCGGCAGACCAGATTAAGAAGTATTCTCATTTTTTCTCAGATACCAGTCGGATGCTCATGGACGAGTTCCAGAGCGAAACAAACCATTACTGCGCAGATGAAGTAAAGAAGTTCCGGTCTATCCACACTTCTGTTGCTCGTGGTCAGGGCGCTCAATCTCGATATGTTCCTGTTTATATGTTGTCTAACCCTGTTACTTTGCTGAATCCTTACTACGTTGCAATGAATATCAGCTCACGGCTGAATGACAACGTAAACTTTCTGCGTGGTGTTGGCTGGGTACTCGAACAGGGATATGTCGATGCCGCTTCTAAGGCGCAGGCTGAATCCGCTTTTAACAGTGCGTTCAGTGGCGATACATACGATGTGTATTTGACACAAGCTGTGTACCTGAACGACAGCTCTGCATTTATTGAACGCCCTACTGGCGCTTCTCGTTACTTGGGCACTATCCGCTACATGAACAAGGAATACGGGTTGAGAGAGTTCCCAGACACAGGCGTTATTTACTGTGATGATAAACCAGACTTGACTTACAAGTTCAAGCTGGCTGTCACAACAGACGACCATAGAGTGAACTATGTTATGCTAAATGCCTACAAAATGTTCACAGACCAGATGAGGTATTTCTTCGACCGTGGCGCTTTCCGGTTTAAGAACCTGCAATGCAAAGAAGTTATCTTGAAAGCGCTGTCTTACTGATGCTTATCCCTCTGAGACAGTACCACTGATACAGGCGGGTTTTGCAACGGCGATGAACCGTCCGCTATGTAGTTTCGTATCTGCAATGCGCTTTGGTACACCTCAGGGACAGGATATAGAAAACCCCTCTTGCCGTTCCGTTAGGTTCGACTTGAGGGGTTTGTTTTTTATACGTTCACAATCAGAGCGCAATCAGCTGGCTCAACGTGAGTGTCATTAGTGAAATAATTGACTTCACCTGACCTTAGCTTAAACACCATTACAGTGGTTGGTGTGCTGGGTTTTATTACCATGTATAACACACCGTTAATCCAGCACACGTCCGCAGGTGACAAACTTCCTAATAACGTTACAGAGTGCTCTTTCTCTTTCTGAATGATTTTCATATTACCACCTCAATGCCAGCAGAGCCGCAAGAACCAATAGTGCATCACAGATGTATACTGACTTATCAAGTTTATACTTGTCTCTGCACACAGTAATATAAATAGAGTACGATGCCGCAATTGTAAACACAATAACTTCGCTCACTTTTTATTCTCCTTTTCTTTTGTGTACCACAATGTAAAACCAGAACCGGCAATGATTGCTGTGAACGTCTTATTGGTGTCAACATGGTACATGAAAACTTTAGACCTCAGCATATCATTGGACAGAGATGAAACTTTGATTGCCCCATCATTGATGCCCGGCAGATGCACATACTCTCTGTTAAGGGAATAGGCAACGTACATGAGTGAATCTTTAGACAGGCATTTTCTGTCATAGTTCTCACCCGGGATACGGATTAGCAGGTGTTTCTTTTTGAGCTTTTCTTCTGCCGCACCTTTTGCATCTGGAATAATCCCATTACCCATTCTGCGTTCCCCCTTGCTGTAAGCACTCGCCAGCTTTTACAGCTGTCACCTTGTGAAAGATGAACCAGTCTTTAGGCTCAGGCTGATAGTGCTTGATATGGTATTTACAGCTGATACAGTCACAGCCGCCAGTACGCTGGTCATAGGAATGGTCACAAATTTTATGCAACTCTATCATGGTATCACCCTTTCAGAATAATCATAACCTTGTCAAATGCACCTCTGGTAGCAAAGAACTGCCCATCAGGCTGAATAGCGGCAAATACTTTGACAATCTTCTCGTCATACTGCCGCCACTTTTCACGTTCACTAAACTTGAACGTGCCAAACTCATCCTCACCGTCAAAGGCAAGATGTACCTCAGTGTGCTCGTCAATGTCACACCACGCATACCAAAGTTCCTCTAGTGTAATCATCTTACGCACTCCCTCACTTGGATTCTTACTTTGTCTTTGCGAACATCAAACGTACTAACATGAAGGTTTCTGAACTGGTTCTTCATGGGGTCAAACCGCCCACGATACAGGAGTGTGAAGAAACTCCACACCTCAAACTCGGTTTTCCATCCACAGTTTTGGCAGGACTGGTAAAATTCTTCGATAGTCATTTGAAATGTACCTCACAATCCATAACACATCCGGTGAAATCAAGTCTTTTAATCCAAAGTGTTGCTACCTGAGCGCCTTTGTACGACTTGGGGATATCGGGCCAGCGGCATCCAGCCCGAATTAAACCAGAACTGCTGTATAAATCAAACCGTGCATCACCTGCAAAGAATAAGGTTGCATACAGGTCTTTAAGACTTGAAAATTTCCTTGTCATTATATCACCTCATTGTAAAATCAGTGTCCACCAGCAACACACCGCCTTTGATTCTTCTAGGCAGTAGTTTACCGGGAACTGTTAAACCTGTCTTGAAATCTTTGAATGTGCGTGTTTTACTAAGAAATGCAATCTCTTCTGGCGTAAGTTTAGAATCAGATAGCGGTTGTTCCTCATTTCTTGGATTTATGCCGTTCTCAATGTCCTCTGCAACTTTTTTGTCAAATGATTCTGCAAACAGGTCTTTACACTTTTTGGGCATTCCCGCACACTTAATATTGTAGTAAGGGTTCTCTATCGGCTCTAAGTCCTCGGCTACAACGTGCTCAATGTACGTCTTTTGCCGCACAAACCAGCCGATATCCCAGCTCGATTCTAGCTTCCAACAGCAGAAATTTGATGGGTGCACCGTAATGCCTTTTAACTGCTCAGGCGGCAGGTCACAGTGTATACTGTCTGTGTCGGCGTAGATAAATCCGGGCTTGTCCTTTCCGTAATAATTTTGTTGAGCCGCACGAATGGTAAAGTTGCGGGCATAACTAGTGATAGCTGAACCAACTGGAATGTATCCGGGTTTTTTGTCATTTTCATCCACCTCATAGAATCCAACAGAACCATCATCTTTTTCAAATGCAACTTTGAAAGAGCTGTTCATGCTAGATGCCATTTTTCCGTATAAGTTGTTTAGAAATAGTTTTGCAAGTTGTCTCATTGCTCCTTTGCTTGTCTTTTTGATTGCGGCATACTTGTCAATGTACTCGTCAAACAGGCCAATAGTTGAATCGAACTCGCAGTAATCAAGCAGTTCATAATCAACAAGATTGTAGTGTTCACGAAGTAGAATGAAATCTGTCTGTGTTAATGTAAGTTCAACTCGTGTATCGTGTAAGTTACCGTCAATGTCATAATATTCTGAGCGGGGAATGCCATCTTTGCCAACAATATCTGAGCTTTCCAGTGCTTCTGTTCCTTTGTACATCCAAGAACCTTTAATCTGTACAAAAGGTAACTTACCGGGTTTCAGATAGAACCGGGTCTTAATACGGAAGAAATAAAACTTTCCGTAGTCCCATAGTTTTTTAGGCTTTTCTGACGGCTGAAACCAGAATGGGTCATATTTGATGGGGCAATTGTATGCGTCCCACATATCGCCTTCGTTTGCTTCAACATGAATGAACTTAGGTTTTCCAATAGGATAATCTGAGCCAGATTCGGAGTGCATTACAGACGGATACAAGCTGTTCACATCTGCTGTCACGCCATTTCTGTACTCCTTGCACTCTTTGCCCTTGACCAGATAGCACCATCCGCCTTTGTACGACTTGTGAATCCATTCGCCAGCTGTGCTAGAGCCATAAACTTCTGGGTCAAGTGGTATTTTATACAAGTCTGGGAACAGTTTGCTGTAATCATCTCCCACTGTCTTACTTTTCTTGAATTCATCCAAACAGCAAGAACCAATTGTCAGTTTTTTGTGCCCTTCTGAAAACATAAACTCAAGTGCTTCTTTAATAACGAGAACGTCATTAGCAATGTACTTTAGTTCTTCTGGCGTAATAGGGCAACCAGCGTACCTGTGGCCCTTATACTCCATATCTAGTTTCTGGTGCTTTGTTTTGAAACTGATTCCTATTTGTTTCAAGCTGAACGGTAATAGTTTAAGACTGTCTTTGAGTTCAATATAATGCCCGTTGACTTTGATAGTCATAGAGTACCATTGCCCCATATCTGAGATAACGTACTTGAACGACTTGTCAGGCATTTCCCAGTTCTTTTTGAACTTGCCACCTTTATTGTCTGGTGCTGGGTCAAAGGCTTGCTTGAATTTGAGGTCATACAGCAGATAGGACAGCCAGAAATTGCCGTCAAATTTGAGGTTGTGGAAGTATACCACAATGTTCTCGTCCAGTGATACATAATACTCATACAACTCACCTATGGAATGGAAAACCATAACGTCCTCTGTCCACAGTTCAACACTAGCGGCGCTCCAAACCTCAGTAGCTGTCTGTTGTCTCGTATTCTCTTCAACTGTTGTCTCAAAGTCAGCGCTGAATGTTCGCCACTTTTCGGAACGTGACATTAGATATCATTCCCCATAATCGTTATAGTCGTATTGGCCCTCGTATACATCCTGCATATCGCTTATTCTATGCCTTATATTGCCGGGCTGTTTATCTAACGGAAACAAAATCAAAAGTACATCTTGAATTGCACTCCCCGCCGCTTCTTTATAACCAATAGATGCTATAATAGATGCTTCTTGCAACTTAGCATAGTTATCAGCTATTCTTTTAGCCGCTTCGTGAACCCCCTCTTTTTCTATAAGATTCTTCAAGGCAGAACGCATTTCTAAAATATTGTCCATGTTCTGCTTTACCATTTCAACCTTGCCGTATTCCCTGTCACCTCTATATCCGGGTGAATCCCAGTCAGGGTGCGCAATACGCCACCAGCTATCATCAACAGCTTCTTCTGGTGATGCTAAAACATCATGCAAAAAACTCTCAAATTGCTGATAAGCGTTCAAATCAACAAAAGTCTGTTCAACTGTAGTTGCAACATTGTCAACCATCATATCAATTTCTTTTGCTGGCTCTCTGTAAATAGAACTTGTTGCGTATCTAGCATATCGTTCAGCGGCTTTTTCACCAGAAATCGGTGTGCCACTTGCATCAACTGCATAAACATATTCTGCTACTTTATCTGGGTCACTTGCAATCTGTTGCATTCTCTGTACATCACGCAAGCGATAACTACCTAAACTAATAAGGCGCTGTAACTGAGGAACAACCTCAGCATTTCCACCCTCTGCACGCACTTCCTGAATGTACTGATTGACTTTCAAAAGCAACTGCTGTTTGGCTTGTGCCAACTCTCTAGCGTGCATAGCGGCTACTTGTTGGCGATGATTCATAATTTGTTCATCTCCTTTATAGAAGAATCCCGGCCAGTGAATTGGCCACCAGCCGGGATACTGTAAGTGATTTTATTTAAGAAGAACTTCGCCTTTCTTCTTAATTAGTTGTTATTCGTGCTGGTGATTAGCCGACCACAACGCAGTCGATGTAATCACGACCGTTCTTGGAAGTGCCAGTGGTGACCTGAATCTCATGGAACTCTTCACCGAACTGGGCGAACATTGCGACAGCGCTCTCAAAGGAGCGGCAGAACGTTGCAGAGTTGGTGCAGTAGGCGGAGCCGTCAGCAGTGGTCAGTGCCAGCAGTTTCATCTCCTTGCCGTCCTTGTCAGGCTCAGTGTACAGAACCCACTTATCAAGCGTGATGGTCTGGCCCTTGATATCGGTCAGCTTCTTGCGCTCGGGAGACTGAACCAGCTTGTACAGGTCAAAGGAAGATGCAACGTTAGCGGACTTGTTGATGATATTCATAGTGATACTCCTTACTTGTTATGTGTTTGTTGGGTGGATAGACTTACTGGGCGTTCTCGTCAGACTTCTTCTGACGCTTGCCGAACTGGGCCGCTTCCTCGGGGGTGATATCGGTTTCATCGATAACATCAGCGTTGGCAAACCACTGGCTGGCGGTCATACCATAAGTCTTGACCTTACAAGACAGGCTGGTAACGGCAACGGGGTTGAACTCGTCATTTTCCCAGACCTTCTGAACGGCCTTGAGTGCGGCAGAGTTGTCAGCGAATGCACCCTCAAGAGTGGCAGTCATATCAACCACCTCAAAGGTGTTCAGGTTGACGGCCTTGACGGTAGCAGTGGTGACGATGGAACGGCGGGTGATAGAATACTTACGCATGATGAATACTCCTTTGTTTTGTGTTGTGTTGAAGCGTCTAAATTAGGAGATGGAAGTTATCTCCCACACTTATTGTACCATATCTGGGCACAGATTAACATGGATAAATAATACACTCGGGATAGAGATTTGATACGTCCGGTTTATGGGACTTTTCGATAAGATTGTCAAAAATTTAACAAACGGGTATTCCCAACTAAGGCGGGACTTTCAACAGTTTCAACATAGTTTTCAACATCTCCTTTCTCGTGGTAATTTCCACGTTAGTACCCTGTACCAGAGTACAGGATACCGGCCTGAAAATTACAGGTCAAACAGCAATTCGGCTTTGCGGTAGGTGAAGTGCTCAAGCGGGTAGTTAGAACCGGACTTGACCAGCCAGATGGGCAAACCCTCTTCCAAGAGGTAGTTCATAGCGTCTGTGGGTGCTTTGAACCGATTCTCAATATCCGGGTAGAACGCCACATCGGGTTCAGCGAATACCCGTGTATCCATGGTATAGTAGGTATTCTGCAACTGTTCAGCAGAATACTGGGTCAGCAGGTACTTGTATACCCGGTGGGCCAGCTGGGAACCATTCAGACGTGCACTCATTTTGCAGAATCCCCCTTTGCATCAGTATAGCCGCAAAGATACAGTAAAGCTTCGTCTAAATCTTTCATCGGATTTGACGGTGTGTCAGACGCAACTGTTGCCCGTGCATCCGCCAAAGCGTTGTACAACACCCGCAATTCATGCTCTTTGTAGTTCTTGAGAAACAGCCTAATCATATTACAACCATCCTTTCAAAGTTGCGTACAGGTACAGGCCAAAGCAAACTGCAAAGGCGGCGAGAATAGGTGCGATACATTGGAAGTGATACAGTGACATTTTTCATGCCCTCTCTTTCTCGTGGTAATTCCCACGTTAGTACCCTGTAAAGCGATACAGGATACCGGCCTAGGAATTACGCCATCATAATGCGAACTAACGTACTATCGGGATACCGCTTTGCATAATGCATAGCGGCTCTATATGCGTAACCGCTAGAACTGTAATATCCTGTGTGCGTGAACAAGCACTCACTGTAACGCATAACGCTAATAACATACTTAAATTTCATAGTTGCACACCTATTTTAGAAATAACCAACATCCATACCAACTTTCTTAGCAAGCGTGGTAAAGGCTTTATCGTTGGCACTGCAATCATCAATCCAACCACAACGTTCCTCAGCAGTTGTAAACATCCTTGCCATATCCCACGCCAACCGGACGTAAATATCACTGTATTCACCGGACTTCTGAACAGCCGTAACGTATTCGGCCCACCGCTGACGATTGAAAACATCACTGAACCAGTATTCAGCACGGGACTTGAGAATCGAATAATACTTTTTCATTTTCATAGTTGTACACCTCTTCAATATACAATGGCTTGTCATCATCAGCGTACAAGTTGCCATCTTGTGCGGACACCGGATTAACCGGTGTTTCGACTTAATATAGAGAAAGACATTTGCCATAGTTCCGATAATTATTGTGCAAGTCACTAATGCACACGGCCATACCCTCAAACCGCATCGTGCACCCCTCTCCCAATTTCTTCAAAGCGTGATACTCATTTGTACCCAACAGTTCAGTAGTAAACCGGTTGACGTGGCGGGCAGTCGTATGGCTACAATTGACAGGATACATCACTTCAATATCTGCATCAGAGCCGTGATACTTGACAGCCAAGATAGTTGTAGTATACGACACAAGCCGTACCTCTTTAAGATAGCAACCGTCAGTGTAAAAATCAACGTGGCACTTTGCAGACGGCATAGAACGCAGACGATAAGATTCAATTTTCATAAAGCACACCTCTTCAATGTTACTTGTGTTCGTGGATATCCCCACGTTAGAACCATCAACCGGCGGTTGATAGTTCCGGCCTATGGATATCATTAGATATCAATGAAAATAGTCTCAGACCAGATACCACGATTAAAGTCAAAACCTTTATCAGCAATGTGCCAGCTCTTTATCTTGTTCATGTGGTATAACGCACAAATGGTCCCGTTTCGCCAGATGAACATATCATTGCCCCTAAAGGAAACATAATCGCCGTTCACTTGAGATATCAAATCCCAATCATCGTGAAAAATGGACACTCTAACCTCAGAATCACGCTTTTTCATAAATAACACCTCTTCAATGTTTAATCGTGATACTCGTTCACATCAATAATAGAATAACCAACGGCCTTTTCGTCAGTCTCTTCATCCAAACGATACTTGCAAGCGACAATAGCGCCGAATTTGTCGTTGGCACGCACAAGGTATGCATCAGCATACTTCTCAACCTTATTAAAAACAGTAACAATAAACAGTCTCATTTTTGCACCTCTTCAATGTTTTTCTTGTGGTTATTCCCACGTTGCACGGCACATTCACAACCAATTTACCGGCTTGCTATTGTGCCGTATTGCCTAGAATCTCTTGTGATTCAATTTTGTGGTTTCTTTCCACCTATATTGTATCACATTTTTTGTTGTTTGTCAAGGGTTTTCTTTGAACTTCCGTTTTCGTCTTACTGTTTGCGTTTCCGGTTGTTCTAAGTTGTTCCCTCTTTCATTGTCTATATTATATCACCGATGTGGTACAATGTCAACAGGTAATTTTTACCAGTGTTGTTCCATGCTGTTGTGACAACACTGTATAGTTGTACAACACACAGTAGTGGCCCATGGGGGAGTACAAAACTTTTTTCCTTGTATTCGTAACGCAC